AAATTTATTCTTAATTTCAATTAGACTTAATTTTTGATTGAAGTATAAATCTATTAATTTATTTAACGCTAAATCATTGGCTTTTTTTAGGTCATTTTCTGTAATACTTAGTTTTTTATAAAGAATAATATCTTGTATTCTTTTAATACAAAATTTACAATATTTATTCTTCCCATTTATAATGTCATCACAACTACTACAATAACTTGTTTTTTCTTTTTTTAATTTTTCACTTCTTTTTTTATTATTTTCTTCTGTTTGTATTCTACTATTTCTACATGTCAAAGAACAATAATTCAATAAACCCTTTTGTGGTTCAAACTCTTTATTACATTTTTTACAGTTTTTCATATTAATACTTTATATATAAATATGTCGAACTATAGTAAATAGGTTAAAAACTTTAAAATTTGTACCCCCTGACGGTAACGATCCGTCTTCTCTAATTTAAAAGATTAGAGCATCACCTTAATGCTTAAGGGGTTTTTAGTGTACCCGCTGGGATTCGAACCCAGGATGGATGTTACTCTCCAATTTAAAAGATTGGTGCTTTCGGCCAGACTAAGCGAACGGGTACAGACGTATATAAAATAAAAAATCCAAGTCGTTTCTGACTTGGATTATAATATTAATTGAGAACAATTAAGATAATAGTCTAAGCCAACCCCTGTCAGGTTTTTTAGATTTCATTATTTTCTTAATAGTTTTCATATAGTTTAAATAGTTTATTTTAATTTTCTACCTTTATCCCACCCATTACGAAGGTAAGAATTTATTTCTTCTTTTTTAATTTTTTTATTTTCTTTTCCGTTTGTTATCCAACAAGTCCCAAATTGTGAATTTTTTTCACCAGTTCTTAACCTAGCCTTTTCACTTATTTTTTTCTTACTTTCTTCTTTATGTTTTTTATTTAAAAAATTTTTGGGGTGTTCTCCATTATTATTTTTTAAGATGGTTTCAATTCTTTTTTTATATACGGAATTTCTAAACTCTAAATCTTCTTTATATTTTATATTAAAATTAGTCAGGTTTAATATAACCTTTTTTAACGTTTGTGGTTTATGTTTTTTACCATAAAAACCGTTTAATTCTCCACATCCACTCCCGCCTTGTCCACCTATTGTTAAATTTAAACATTCTTTTTTCATTACTTCGTTTAAATTAACTAATTCCTTTTCTCTTTCTTTTAAGGTTTCCCTATTAGGTAAAAATTCCAAGATTTCAAACTTAAAATTTTCTTTACCGTATTTGTTTAAAGAACGCCTTAATCTCTTGCCAGAACCCATATAACCATCTTCAAGGTTATCTGTGCTGTGCATTCCGATGTAGTATTTTTGATTTATAAGGTTTGTCGTCTTATAAATGTAATGATACTTTCTTTCTTTTCTTGCCATCTTTGTACTTTAATAATAAATATCATCAAAGTACAAAAACGACCACGGAGGTCAGTACAGGAATCGAACCTGTGTTTCCAGTTTTGCAGACTGTCGCCTAACGCCGCTCGGCCAACTGACCATGTTTATTTATTTCCTACCTTTACACCATCCGTTACAAAGATAAGAATTTATTTCTTCTTTTTTAATTTTTTTATTTTCTTTTCCATTTGTGATCCAACAAGTTCCAAATTGTGAATTATTTTCACCTTTTTGATTTATTGAATTCTTTTCTCCAATTTTCTTTTTACTTTCTTCTTTATGTTTTCGACCTGTCCAATCCAAAGGTTGTTTTTTTTCTCTATTACCCCTATAATAACTTTGTTTCAGACCGTAACTATGTTTTTTAACATAATTTAAATACCATTCAGTTTTAAGTATTTTCTCCTCTTTTAATTTTCGTGTCAAACCAAGGTTACCACCTTTTTTCACACCTTCAATACTTATAAAACCACCCTCACCCCCGATAGTTAAATTCATCGATAAAGAGTCTTTGATTAATTCCTCGTTGACTAATTCCTTTTCTCTTTCTTTAAGAGATGTTCTATCGGGTAAAAATTCTAAGATTTCAAATTTAAAATTTTCTTTTCCATACTTATTCAAAGAACGTCTTAATCTCTTGCCAGAACCCATATAACCATCTTCAAGGTTATCCGTACTGTGCATCCCTACGTAATATTTTCCATTTTTAAGATTGGTCGTCTTATAAATGTAATGATATTTTTTCTCTTTTCTTGCCATCTTTGTACTTTAATAATAAATATCATCAAAGTACAAAAACGACCCAGGAGTAGGTGACGGGAATCGAACCCGCTCTATTTCTGATTGGAAGTCAGATGCACCACCGTTTATGCGTCACCTACAATTTACGTGTTATCTTGGTTGATAGTGAGATTCGAACTCACGCTCGGGGCCCCTAAATTGCAATGCTTTTGCCCCTGTGCTACCACTACACCACACCAACCCACTTCACACGACTTACTAAATGTGTCTACTCAGTCAACTACTAACTTTGTTACTCATTGTTGTCTCACTTTGTTAACCTGTTCGGACCTTTCTTCCGACTCACGGTTTTTATAGCTTTGCAATTTGTTATTAACAAACCTACTACAACAACTTTCCCTACGCCTCCATCTTCCTTTCATTCACACCTTTCGGTAGCGGTCCTGATGGGACTCGAACCCACATAACCCTGATAGACAGTCAGGTCGGCAACCTTTGCCTCCACAAGACCGAGTTTAACGTCCTGGTGGGACGGTTTTAATGTTGTCTCATTTTGCGATGACAGTAGGACTCGAACCTACACTTGGGACTCCTTCTCGGGCTGATTCCTAGTACAGTGGGTTCCCACCCCATGTACCGTCTTCCGATTAATCTCAGACTTTACAGCTTACATCATCATTTCTATACGAGACTCGAACTCGTTTCGTCTGCGTGACAGGCAGATATGTTAACCCATATACTAATAGACCTTTTGTGTCGAGTAGGAGGGAATTGAACCCCCATGATACCCAAGTCCCAAACTTGGTGGCTTACCTGATTAGCCCACTACTCGTTTTTAAAAATTCATTTCTATAATTTAAAACCTTAACTTCAACTTCCTTTTTATAATCACTATGCCAATACTGATGGTGTGTTGGGCACAAAGGTATTAAATTTTCAGGTTTATTGTTAAATTTATTATCATCAAAATGATGTACATCAACAATTTTATCCTCTCCACATACAACACATTCTTTTTTATGATATGTAAAACATTCTTTTCTATATTTTTTACTATAGTAAGAAGTTCTATTATCGTACTCATCGAACTCTTTCCAATTCCCATTATCATCCCCACTTCTAAAGTAGGTGTTTGAACAAGAATAAGAACATGTATGTTTTTCTCTCGGGTGTCCCTTCTGTGTTTTAAAATTTTCACCACATATTGGACATTCCTTTTCTACTATTTCATATTTTAAAGGTCTGTTACCTAATTTAGATAAATCTAAACCTTTTTCAGATACTAACATGTTAAACTTCTTTCTAACACGGCTGTTATCGTATCCATATATTTTTCTTACAACCTCAGCTTTGGTTTTACAACTATCTATTATTTTTTGTTCCATATTAATAAATATATGGTAAGTCAAATAAAAGTGATTAGACCAAATCATTTTTTCTTGTCTGATAGGGTGGATTCGAACCACCGTGCTCTTACGTCCAAGGTAAGCGAGATAGACCTGACTCCTCTACTACCAGATTTGAGCGGTACACAAGAATCGAACTTGCGTCTTAGCCTTGGCAAGGCCATGTAATACCATTATACGAGTACCGCATTATTGTTGAGAATTTTCGACTTGAGTATTTATTACGTGTGCTACCACTACACCATCTCCCATTTTAATTTTTAGTTGGGAGAGAAGGAATCGAACCTCCGTCACGAGCTTAGGATGCTGATGTAACTCATATCACCGCTTCAACAATTTTAATTTTTTATAGATAGAGAATTATTTGTGGAATAAAGGCCCCAAGGCCACTTTCCCGTTTGTTTTATTTGCGGGAAAGATAAGAGTCGAACTTACGATGTAATTCCAACATCCGCTTCTACCTATTAATATTTTTAAAAGAACAGAGAATAACGAAAGAGTGTTTTTATTTTACACCCCCATTTTGTTTCCTTGTGGAGGTGCTGGGATTCGAACCAGTTATTCAATTTAACAGATTGTTTTTTACCGATGTAACTCGTTTCTCCGCTTCTGTTCTTTTTATTTACTATAATATTTCATATTTCTTGGCCCATTTCCTAACCCCATTATCACTAACACCAAACATTCTTCCTATTTGTGTCCAAGAAATTTTATTATCAATTAATTCTTTTAGTTCTTCTTTAGAAGGTCTCTCAACTTTACGTTGATTGTATTGATAACAAGTTGTTGTACAATATTTTTGTTCTTCCCTTTTCGTTTCAAATTCTATGTCACAAAATTCACATTTTTTCTTTAACCAAGGTTTAATAAATTTATCTAAATTCAAATCCAATATTTTATAATGGATTTCTCTGTGACAATTAGAACAAACTAATATACATTTTTCCAACTCTTCTCTCACCACGTCCCAAGATTTTCTCATTATGATATAACTCGGACTGTGTTTTTTGGTTTTTTCGTCGATATGGTGAAACTCTAAAGCGTTAATACACTTATCATATCCACATATTGAACATTTACCACCAAATTTTTCAATTGCATCAATTTTTTTCCTTCTTTGTGTTCTCATAATTGACTTACTATCTCCCATAATCTTTTATTTTATAAATATCAGATTAGTTCGGAAAATTAAGTAAGTGTACATAAAAACACGAACTATATTTCAAAGAACTTATTCAGTTGGTCCGCCGAGAGTCGAACTCGGTTTTCTAGTTTAAGAGACTAGAGCATCACCACCAATGCTTCAAACCATTATTGTGAGAGTAGTGGGATTCGAACCCACACTAACCCCGAAGGGAACATGTTTTACAGACATGTGTCACTACCTAATGTGAACCTTACTCTCGTGGGCCAAGTAGGAATCGAACCTACAAAGTCAAAGACAACAGTTTTACAGACTGTGGAGCTCACCACCTGCTCAATTGACCCGATTTAACTATAAACAAAAACCCCCACAACTTTTTTATCGGTTGTGGGGGTTTTTAAACTCTTATTCTCTAATTTATATTATGAGACAGAATTCGACATACCACAACCATTCAAGGTATCACAGCCTTTATCGGCTACTTTCCCTGCTTTCGGTGCGTTCGGTTGATATGTATAATTCTTTTTCATTTTGTTTCTTTTGTTTATAGTTTTTGGATTTTTATTGTAGAAGTAGCCCCGTTTGTATATCCTTCCTTTATTGGGCGGTTCCTTAAAATCCTTGTCAGAACCACAATCTATTTTATAAATATACACAAAGTTAGTAAAGTTTTAATTAACTGTCAACGCTTTGTGTTAATTTTTTGTTAAGTTTTTTTATTTCTTAATTTTATGATACAAAGATATAACATTTTTCCATCTCTGTCAATACCTTTTTAGATATTTTTTTATTTTTTTTGTTTACAACTCTTACACCCACCTGAACCTGTTTTTGGCATTCTATTTGGTCCTCTACCTTCATTTAGTGATTGAACATCTTCTTTAAATGAGGCAAAATCACCACCTCTTATTTTATTGTAAACACCAAAACCTGTTGTCCAAATAAAACTACCACCTAATACATACTTAGCTATATATGGGTCAGTTTCGGTAAAGATACTAAAAAGAGAGTTAACTGACAAGTAAATTGCTGATGCAAACCAAATTACCAAACCAAAGGCAAAGGATAAGTTTATAAATTTTTTCATAAGTTGTATACTGCTCTATCAAAGTTTATTGTTATTTCCATATCTGACATATCTCTATCCATTACTACTTCATGTCTCATTTCAGTAATTAACGCTCCATATAAATTCCAAGATTCTATTGTAATACCTGTTGGGTCTATTTTCTCTAATGTAATATTTCTTTTAGTGTCAGAAGCGTATGCCATACGACCTGTTAACATTTCAGCGTGAGACATCATCCATTCACGGAAATAATCTGGGTTACCATCAATAGTATCAATAATTTTGAATTTAATAGGATCCCAACTCTGACGACCAATAAAATAAGTTGATGGGTTCATATAAGATATATCCTCAATTTGGGTTGATAAATGTATTCCCCCATCCATTCTTATATAGAATCTTTGTAAACCTTGTTCGGAAGAAACAGTTAATACCCACCTACTTCTCATAGTAGGTTCATAAGCAATAGGAATTGGTCTAAACAAGCTGTTATGAGTTCTTGTTAGTACTCCCATTGAATGTGGTTTTAACTTATTTTTAATCATATATAAAATATATATCTCTTAGGTAATTTTGTAAATGTGGAAATATTTATATTAAGATGAAAAGTTTAATTTCAGAAATCGTAAAAATCCAATTAGTCCGTGAGTTATTATCAGAAGGACGTGTTGAGGATGCTAAGGCTAAATTTCCTCAAGATGCCGACGTTATTGATTACTTTGTAAGTCAAGATCCATCAGGTAATAACAAATACTTGAATTGGGAAATGAAGGTGTATAAACAATTACCACCTGAAGCTCCAGCTGACTTAAAAGAAAGACACAAAGAGTTGATTGCAAATCTAATTAAAGGTTTCCATCAACATGCTCCAAGACTTCAAATGAGAGATATCAACCAATATAAAACATTGGGTGATTTAAATACAGCTGTTAGTCCTTTAATTAAGGCATCAGAAGAAAAAGCGGCAGCTAAATTACAACAAGAAGAAGGTAGTCGTAAACTATACGAAGATTCTGATTGGTTAATGTTAATACCTTTAACACATCAAGCTTCATGTAAGTATGGTGCTAATACACAATGGTGTGTTGCTTCTCGTGATACTGATACACATTTTAAATATTACACTAGTGAAGGTTTACTTATATTCTTAATCCATAAAAAATCAAACAATAAATTTGCGTTCTATCAAGACTTATTTGAAGGTGATGGGGTAGAAATTTATAACCCAACCGATAATGATATTAGTCGGGATTATGGTATTGATGGTAGTGTTGAAAACTTCTTAAAGGGTTTGGTGAAAGGTAAATTAGAGACTTATTTACAAGATGATTATGATGATGGGGATGAAGAAGAGTTTGAAATAACATTTAACACTCGTACAGGTCAAAGACAAAGATGGGCTTATTATGAGGATGATTTATCTGATACTTTAATTAGTATCGTTATGGAACATTACTTAGGGAGAGGAAGTGGTAGAAATAGTTTTCAAAAATATAAAGATGTACTTAGAGTTTTTGGTTTAACATTAGAGCTCGAAGGTAAGACTCAAGCATCTCCTTTCACAATTAAAGATGAAACTGGTGAATTTTTGTTTTCAAATGATAATCGTCCGTTTAATGGTTTCGCTAGAAATGGTGGTATAAATAATATGTTAGAAAATTATTTATTTGACAGATATGAAGAGAGTGATTATGTAGAATTTGTAGAATGGTTAAGAGGTAAAGTTAGTCCAAATGGTTTAAATATTGAAATTGTAGGTCCAGGTTTTAACGATAATGATAAGAAAAAAGGTGAAAGTAAAAATGTCGACCCTAACAACATCATGTCTAACGATCAATACAAAGGTATTTTAAAGGCCTATGAAAGTTATTTAAATATAGTTGAAGAAGAAATTAAAGCTAGACAAAAAGAAGCTGTAGATAAAATAATGAATAGTCTTACATTAGAAGGTTACGAAAAATTTGATACTTGTGCAAATATGGATACTATCTACAATTCGTTACAATCTTTACCAAACACAAAAACAACACTTGTTCAGTTATTAAGACATAGAGGACAATTAAAAGGTAGATTACCAAGAAATTGGCCAAAGGCGGAACAAAGGTTACCTTTAAATGCTGCTGATACAAGATATATTGTTAATCATTGTATGAGAGAGGTTGCTGGTAATGTACATCCTGCGAATATCCAAGTTAAATCAAGAATTGAAACTAAAACTGGTAAAGAAAGAGTTGTAACAAAAACTTTAAGTACTATATACAGTGAACTTGACAGAGAAGGTGTGATAATAGAAAATGGATATGAAGGTCTACTCAGAATGTTAATCGATAGAGAAAAAGCTAAACAAAAAAACCCTTAAGAGATTAAGGGTTTTTTTGTTAATAGGATTCTATCAATACCTAAGGCAAATCCAACACCACCATCATACTCACCACCACCACAAACTTGTTTTTGTGCTCCTAATTCAGGACAGGCAATTTCAAAACCTTTACCACCTTTGTAGTAATCCAAACCTCTTGTAACATCCGTATCAATAATACAAGGTCTATCCCCCATTAATTCTAAAGCCAATCCTTGTAGATAGGTCATATAATCTTTAGATGGGTTTAAGATTTCAACACCTAATTGGGTGAATTCTCTGTAACGACCTTCTTGTGGTTTCTCACCTCTGAAACATTCTGCTACATAAAAGACTTTTACATCTTTCTTATATTTAAATGTGGTTTTAGATAATTGTTGAACAACTGCGGTATATTCAGGTGCAAGACAAATATCTCTATCACCCCTATCTTTAAAGTTGAACATCATGTTGGTATTTTCTTGACCAACCTTACTTTTGAAAATTTCTTGGTATTGGATTATTGGGATTTGAATTTCAACAAACCCATCTCTTTTAAGGACTTCAATCATCTTATTGATTAAGTCTCTTTTTTCATTTCCTAATAGGATTCGAGTACCTTTATAACAGGTCTCTTTAATTGATTCCATCGTAAAACTTTTTAATCTGTTAGTAGTCTCTAAATTTTCAATAATCCTGCATGTACCTTTCTATGACAATTGGAACAAAGTATTACACATTTATCAATTTCTTCTTTTATTTTATCTAAAGAATAGGTGTTATACCTTAAACTCGATACATTGTGTTTTTTTGTTGTTTCATCTATGTGATGAAAATCTAAACAAACCGATTCAGATTCACCACAAAAATGGCATTGTTTACCTTTTTTAAAATCTTGGTACCATTTGGCTGTGTCTTTTCTTTTTTTAGAACTTTTGTTAAGATAGTAGTCACGATTTTTTTCATAACTCTTTTTTCTAAGTTCTTTATAACACAACCTACAAGAATGGTGTTTTAATCCTTTTTGTTTGTTTCTCCATAGAAATTCATCTATAGATTTTTCTGTTTCACATATATTACAAATTTTTGTTTCCATATTAAATAAATATACGGACTAATCAAAAAATTCGTATCAGTGGTGGTCTATAAAGGACTCGAACCTTTTCCAAAACCTTCGCAGGGTTTTATGCTATCCATTACACCAATAAACCATTTGACCCCCAAGAAGGACTCGAACCCTCATATTCCATTACAGTTACTTGTTTCGAAGACAAGGCTGGTATTGGGGGTAGCTTCATGTGCTCTCCATTACACCAAGAGACCAAGTTACAGTTCCTATCTACTTTATGAACATACTGTAGGATGTTTCCTCATAACCCTCGGATAGGTAGGTTTGTAGGCGTGGGTGGAGTTGAGCCACCTTAACGAAGGTATAAGCTTCGCGTAATAACCCTTATACGACACGCCCACGAAACTAGCCCAACTTAATGGGTTCTTGTTTTCCAAACAAGCGGAGGACACCTTCCTCTCCTTCACTCTCCATTTAGCGGAAGTGGTGGGTGCCGACCCCACTCGTCCTTTAAGACCTAACAGTTTAGCAAACTGTCCTCTTTGCCATCATTGAGTACACTTCCTTTTAAACATATGTGATAGGATTCGAACCTATGACCTTATGTACGACTTTGGATCGTTGCGTTGGACCAACTCTGCCACACATATGTTTTTGCACATCCTGTAGGATTCCAACCCACTCTCTTAGTTTTGGAGACTAATGTGCTAAGCGTTAACACTAAGGATGTATTTTTTCTACTTTATAATTGTTATATTTTAAAATTTTAACACACCATTCTAATAGTTCATCAGGTGTCATATCACTCAAAGTACAAAAACGACCCAGGTTGTGACGGTGAGAGTCGAACTCACGATTTCCTCCTTATCAGAGAGGTGCCTTAACCAACTTGGCCACGTCACAATTTTAGTAGGCCTACCAAGACTCGAACTTGGTATTCAATCTTATCAGGATTGTGTGCTAACCCATCTACTATAAGCCCATTTGCGGGGAGGAAGGGATCGAACCTACGACCTTAGAGTTAACAGCTCTCTGCTCTACCACTGAGCTACACCCCCGTGTTGCCCGTTCCCGTTTCCAGTTAGGGGACTTTGGCCAGTGTTTTGTGCGTGGGAACCACAGGCGATTTAACCACACCTTTACCTCTTCTTACGAAGAATATCAAGGATTTTTCCGCGGGAATGGTAGGGATCGAACCTACGACCTTTTGCTTAACAGGCAACTGCTTATCTTCCACTGAGCTACACTCCCAAATTAATTTTATTACGTTCCTTGCGAATAGCCAAGTCGACAAAAATTATAAAATAGTCCCCTAACGAGCGGGTCCAGTAGGATTCGAACCTACATCATCTCGGTTAACAGGTAGCCGTTTTCACATTAATAGCTACATGTAATGGTACTTTTTTTCTTTTCTTGCCATAATTGTACTTTAATAATAAATATCATCAAAGTACAAAAACGACCCCGGGGTGATAGGCGGGGATCGAACCCGTACGTCCTTTTACGGACACTTGTTTCACAGACAAGCTCAGCTAACCAATATCTGACTCTAACACCATGTGTTGCGGAGGAAGAGGGAATCGAACCCCCAAAGCTTTTACACCCAGCTGTTTTCAAGACAGTGTCCTCGTCCATTCGGGCTTCCTCCAATTAATTCTCAATATGTCAAACAACAAAAAACCCCACCTCTTTTTTACATGAGATGGGGTTTAAAATTTTATCTTTATATATCTAGGTTATTACACCTTGAGTTTAGACAAAACACATCTCATATAGTCCGAACTATTAATTCGGTTACTATTACTATTCGATATGTGATGCCAGTTTTTCATTGTTATAATTTCTATTTGTTAATAAATATGATACAAAGATACTAAAGTTTTACGACTTGTCAAGTATTTTTTTAATTTTCTTCTGTTTTTTCTTCAGTTGGTTTATTTAATTCGTCAATCATCTTTTTAACTTCAGCCGCCTTCTCATACTTTTCTTGTTCTACCAAGTATTCTAAGGATTTTTGAAGTTTGGCTAATTTAAGTTTTTTAACCTCTTCTGGGTTAACTTTTTTGGTATTTCTTTCTCTCATTCTTCCAAAAAATTCAGCTAATTCATCAGGTACTTCGGTGTTATCATCGAAAGAAGAAGAACGACTAAAAGATGTGAAAGACATTGAACCATCTGGGGATGTCCAATTTTTTGTTTCCCACTCACCGTTTTCATCTTCACCCTTTTCAATATCCATTTCATCTTCAGGGATATTGAAATCGTTTGTTAGGTTCTCTCTGAAATCGTCCATACGAGGATCATTTAATGGGATAAATCTAAATTTCAAAGGACTATCACCATCACGTCTACGTGATGAAATTAGACGCATCAATTCTTCTAAATCGGAACGAAATCTATTATAATCTCTTTTGAATTCTCTATCATTCATCATGTTATTGAATTCTTCCCAACGACGATTAAAATCCTCCCCTTCGTTACCGAATTCATCATTAAAATCATCGTCATTATTATTAAATTTTGCCATAATATTCTTTTTTATATAAATATCGTTATTAAAACCTTTTTTGTCAAGTAGCTGCATAAAAAAGGGACCAAAGTCCCTTTTATTATTTCAATACGGTAACATGACCTACTAAATTGTGATGTCTAGCACTGTCCTTTTCTTTTGCGTGGACTTTCCATACGTATACATCCTCTTTTACTATCTTACCTTGATATGTACCATCCCAAGGAGTACCTGCTTTAGTTGAGTAATAAATCATTTCTCCCCAACGGTCAAATATCCAAAACTCATAGAAGTCATACCCTGTTACTACAGGTGTAAATGTTTCATTTCTACCATCACCATTTGGTGTGAAAGCGTTTGGAACATAAAGTGAGAATACATCACTGATGTAAACTGTACCGTATGCTGTATCTGTACAACCGTGTGATGTTGTAACAATTAACTGAACTGTAAATGTACCTGTATCACCATAAGTATGAGTTGGATACAATTGTGTTGATGTGTTACCATCACCAAAGTTCCATTGGTAAGAACCTGCTGAACTTGTATTGTTAAAAGTAACAAGAGGTTCCATAATGTTAACCACAGGTGGTGTTACATTGAATGCTGCTGTAGGTATTGGATAAACATTTGCTGTTACATTTGTACCAGTTGATGTACATCCGTTAACATCAGTAACAGTTAAGTTAGCTGTGTAAGTACCTTGTACAGGGAACGTTTGTGTTACAACACAACTATTGTAAGGAATACCATTAATATTCCACACACAACTTGAAGAGTTAGGTGTTGTATTTGTGTAAGTTACAGTTAAAGGTTCACAACCTGATAGACCTGTAGTTGTGTAAGTTACCACAGGACTTGGGTTAACCGTTACCGTTACTGTTGCTGTAATGTTTGGACTGCAACCGTCTGACATTGTTACTGTATAAGTTGTTGTTGTAGATGGTGATACGTTAATACTACTACCACTTCCACCACCTGGACTCCAACTAAAGTTATAAGGCCCACCTGTTCCACCGTTCACTGTTGCGTTCAATGTAGATGAACCACCCATACAAATTGTAGAAGGTATAGCTGTAACCGAACCTGTTAAAGGTGGGTTAACTGTTACTGTTACTGAACCTGTGGTTGAACATCCATTTGCGTCAGTTACCTGAACACTATATGAAGTAGTTACACTAGGACTCACAGTTGTGTTCTGTGTAGTTGCTCCATTAGTCCAAAAGAATGTATAAGGAGCTGTACCACCATTAGGGTTTGAATTTAATGTTGAGTTCTGTCCTATACAGATTGTTGGAGGTAAAGCTGAGGGATTAACAGTTAAAGCTGATGGTTGTGTTACAATTAAGTTTGTTAAAACTAAAGTACAACCATTTGCATCTGTTACTGTTACTGAATAAGTTCCAGCAACTAAACTTGTTAATGGGTTTGTAGTACCACCATTAGACCAACTATAACTATATGGACCTGTTCCACCTAATACGGCTAATGTAATTTGACCGTTATTACCACCATTACAAGATACGTTTGTGATTACAGATGTTGCTGTAATTGCGGTAGGTTGTGTTAATGTCGTACTAACGTTTGCTGTACATCCGTTTGCATCTGTTACAACCACCGTATAACTGTTAGCACCTAAACCTGTAAATGTCGGAGACACTTGGTTAGACCCTGAGTTAATTGAGTAGAGATAAGAACCTGTTCCACCATTAGCTGTAACTGTGATAGAACCGTTTGTACTACCAAAACAAGTTGGGTTAGTTGATGAACCTAATGTTAATGTAAGTGCGGTAGGTTGTGTAATATTTGCTGAAGCAATTGTCGTACATCCGTTTGCATCTGTTACTGTAACGTTGTAAGTTCCACTAATTAAGTTAACTGCAGTTGACGTAGTTTGAACAGGAACCGTATTCCAAGAATAGGTATAAGGACCAACACCCCCCGCTGGAGTTGCTGAAGCTGAACCATTATTACCACCGTTACAAGATACATTTGTAGTTGTAATAGCTGCTGTTAATTGAGTTGGTTGTGTAATAGTAACCGTACCTGTTGCTGAACAACCATTAGATCCTGTCACAGTTAATGTGTAGGTTCCTGCTGGTAAGTTTGTTGCGTTAGCTGTAGTTTGTACAGGAACGGTGTTCCAAGAATATGTGTAAGGGCCTACACCACCTACCACATTTGAATTAGCCGAACCGTTAGTACCACCAAAACATGATACATTTACATGTGTTGGAATTGTAACAGTTGGAGCACCTGTGTTAGTTAAAGTTATAGTAGAAGTAGCTGTACAACCACCTGTACCTGTAACCGTAACTGTATAAGTTCCTGCTAATAAATTAATAGCCGTTTGAGTTGTCTGACCGTTAGACCATAGATAAGTGTAAGGGCCAACTCCACCCGATGGGTTTGCTGTAGCTGAACCATTTGGTAAACCACAAGTTGTGTTAACAGCAGTTGTTGTTACTACAATCTGTGTAGGTTGTGTAATCGTTACTGTTTGTGTTGTGGTACAACCTTTAAAGTCTGTTATTGTACATGTATAAGTACCCGCTGGTAAATTAGTTGCTGTTTGGGTTGTCTGTACAGGTACAGTATTCCAAGAATATGTATATGGGCCTGTTCCACCTGATGGTGTTACTGTGGCCGTACCATTGTTTCCACCAAAACATGTAACATTTGTTTGTGAGTTTGTTGCCGTTAATAAAGGTGGTTGTGTAATTGTAACTGTTGCTGTCGCAATACATCCTGAACTATTAACTGTTACAGTATAAGTTCCTGCTGGTAAACCTGTAGCTACAGATGTAGTTTGAACAGGAGTTGTATTCCAAGAGTAAGTATATGGGCCACCACCTGTAGGTGTTACGGTAGCTGAACCATTTGTCCCACCATTACAAGATACGTTGGTACCTGATGCTGTTGCTGATATAGAACCTGTAGATGTTACAGTTGCTGTAGCGGTTGCTGTACATCCACCCACACCTGTTACTGTTACAGTATAAACCCCAGCTCCTAAACCTGAAGCGGTCTGAGTTGTTTGAACAGGTACAGTGTTCCAAGAGTATGTATATGGACCTACCCCACCTACAGGGTTTGCTGTAGCTGAACCGTTTAATAAACTACAAGTTGCGTTAACTGTAGTGGTAGTCACGGTGATTTGAGTTGGTTGTGTAATAGTTACAGTAGATGTTTTCGTACAACCTAATGCACTTGTTACTGTTACAGTGTAAGTTCCCGCAGGTAAGTTTGTTGCGGTTTGAGTTGTTTGAACAGGTACCGTATTCCATGAATAAGTGTAAGGGCCTGTACTTCCTGTTGGGTTAACAGTTGCACTACCATTGTTCCCACCAAAACATGTTACGTTAGTAGATGTAATTGGTGCAGTCATTGCTGGAGGGTTTGTAAGGGTTACTGTAGCTGTCGATACACAACCATTAAAATCCGTAATTGTTACGGTATATGTTCCTGCTGATAAATTAGTTGCTGTTTGTGTAGTCTGTACAGGAACAGTACTCCAAGAATAAGTAAAGGGACCGACACCTAATGGACCAGGTGTTGCAGTAGCTGAACCATTTGTCCCACCGAAACATGTTGGGTTAACACCCGTTGCTGTTGCGGTACAACATGACATTGATGCTGCAAACTGTACGTTAGGGTCACCTGTACATGCAACAGATGTCCATGAACCTGACTCACCATCACCTGATGTATTAATTGACATGTTTAGATTTGTACAACCAGGTGTACAAGTGGACTTTGTTTTTAATGTAATACAGAAATTCCAATTGGGTGTTGCACAGTTGTCACCATAGTTATTACCTGGGTTGGCATCTGCTGGTAAGTTATAGTTAAAGGCAAAACCTGGCCCCCATGTTGAACTGTTAGCTGAACTTGTCCAACTGTTATACCAAGCCCAATATCCACTTCCTGAACAAGAAGGTGGTGGTGATGTAGTTAAAGTAGTTAAGTCCCAACCACACCCAAAAGTATATGTTAATCCGTGTAACCAATTGGAACTAACTTGTGTGTATTGTGTAATATTATAACAAAAGTTAACAGTAGTACCAGGTAGGTATGTACCATTAACAGGTGCGGGTGATACAGTCAAATTACCAACCTGTAAACAGTTATTACAATCGTTGGTTGCTTGAACTGATAAATTAAAATTACCTGCTGACGATATATTCATACCACTTACTTGGATATAATAAACTTGTCCAGGTGTTAAAGGTTGGAATAGTGCAGTATTATTACCTCCTGCAGTACCATTATTGTCACAACCAACACCAACTAAACCACCACAAGAACCCGTCCATAGTGTTATAGCCGGACTTTGTAGTACAGGTGCGGTACCAGGTGTAATGTTAATATTAACTTGATTACCCGATGCTGTAAATCTATACCATACATCCAATGCAGGACCAGGTTGGTTACCACCTGTTTGACAACCAAGTAGGGTTGTATATGGTGATGGGGCTGTAGCTCCAATGTTTGTTTGGTTGGTTACGTTCACTGCTGTACCAACACCCGATGGACATGCTGCAGGGTTGGGTAGTGTTCCCAAATTTGTTGCCGTACTACAGTTATCGTTAGCTGGGACTTGAGCCCAAGTAAACAAACTTGATAGTAGGAAGGTTGTTATTAATAAGATTTTTTTCATGTTTTTTATTTTTCTACGTGGTTATATAATGCAATAAGATACCCTTCATTTGTTATCATAAATGTAGGTTTCGTGTATTTTGGATCACGATTGTCAGAATAGTTAGAAGGGTCGATATTATAACCTTTGATAAACAATTCTTGTGCAGATAAAAGTTCTACTTTCATTCCGTTGGAGAATGTGATTGTATCGCGTTTAGTTTTTAATCTAAACGATTCTAAATCAGCAGAATCAAGAGTTTTTTGATAAAGAGGTCCTTTATCAATTTCAGATGAAGTGATTAATTCACCCCATATAATGTTATACGACTTGTTTGTTTGTGCTTTTATTTGTGTCATACAAGTCAGAGACAACACGAATAAAAGGGTCTTTAAATGTTTCATATTAGAAATTTAAGTAATTAAGTAATTAAGTTGTTTTAGTGCTGTCTATAAATATAGATAACCCACGCCTTTAAATCAACTAAAAAAACAAGGATTTAGTGAAACATACTTATAAATGAGTGGGCAAAAAAAAAGGACGTTATAAACGTCCTTTAATTTCCTCTATTTCCCAGAGGGTTAACCACTTACCATTCCAAAGTTTTCGCCCCGTAGGGACAACTTCGATGGTCCATTCGGAAAAGTCCGATAAACTGGTTTTTTCCTTAGCGAGGCTTAAAGCCTCAATCTCAGCTTTCGGTCTCTCGTGTGTAGTAGTTTCTACATAGAGAGAGGGAGCTTGATATCCCCTAATGTGGGTAATATCTACTCTCCATAGTCTATTTTTTTCCATGATCTCAATAATGAGACCTATGGACCATGTCGATTTTTCATAGTAGCGGGAGCTGGAATCGAACCAACGGCCTCAAGGTTATGAGCCTTGCGAGCTACCTCTGCTCTATCCCGCAATATTTTTGTACACAGGGAAGGATTTGAACCTTCACTCACTTACGTGAACACAACCACGTCTAGGACTCTAAGATTTTTTTGACTTATTTATATAATAAAGTATAAGTCAAACTTTACATTAATTATAATCTATAAATATAATATTTGTTTCCCACTAATATAAAAGTTCGAACTTTTATACGTTAGTGATTGACTCACCACCACATCCCTGTGGTCTTAAGGTCAGGCTTTCGCCCTTTTAGGGGGGTCACCTTACATCGTCGATGATTTTATTTATAGACTCCAATCTTTAATCTAACTATCGAAGCAATTCCAAATAGTTAAAAATCAGACTAAGTACGTCTACTTTCGGAGTCTTGTTGATTTTTTAAGGTAACCTCAACAACATCCTACTTAAAGTATCCAAAACAGGTTATACGTGTCTACTAATTCCACCACCCGTGTATGTCAATGAACTAATTTCTTGTAGCGACAGATGGAATCGAACCAACGGGACCAGAGTTTATGAGACTTGGGGGCTACCAACAGCCTTGTCGCCAGGTATCGAGAGAAGGATTTGAACCTCCAAGGTCTACTGCCGTTCCCGAAGGAACTCTTTCGACCATCACTATCACTCATTAGTTTATCTTATAGGATTCGGACCTACTCCTACTCCTTCTAAGGGAGTTGTGCTACCCATTACACTAAAGACTTATTGAGTGTTGATAAGTGACGTGTTTACCGTTTCACCACCTCGACTTGTTGTTGAACTAACCCTCAACTGCGTTTAACCTCTACAGTATAGTTTTGAATAAGACTCTCTCATTTCAGAGAGACTATGAGTCATTTTCAACACTACAAATATATAAACTTTTTTTATTTCTGTCAAGAATTTTTTTAATCTTCTTTAGGTTTTTTTCTTAATTCAGTAGTACCTTTTGTGTGATAAGGCCAATATGGGCAGTGGCGACAACCACTACCACAACATTTGCCTCTTCGTGTTAGATACTCTTCAGTTAAGATTATTTGACCTTTTTCTAAGTAATAATCTACTCCCTGTTCAAATTTAAATTCTTTTCCTTCCATTTTTATTACTTTTTCTTTTTGGCCTCTTCTTCTGCTTTAAGACGGTTACGTCGACGTTCGAGACGAGCTTGATATTTAAGTTCTTTCTCTAAAGCCTCACGAAACTCGGTTAAAGTATCGATTAGGGTATCTACTTTGTGTAAAGCATTCTTACGATCTTCCTCACCATCGTAGTCGATAGATAAGGTGATAGTACGATTACAGTCGGCGATACCGAGATGGATATCAATCCATCTTTGCCCTTTTTCTACATCTTCGTCTCTATATTTTGTAATAGAAGCTACGATGTTAGCCATGGAATGATGTCCTGGCAAGTTGAGAAATTCTCTCTTACTGAAAATTACTTTGTTTTTGTCTTTGTTTTCCATATGTCAACGGTGCTTGAGTTTTAGTACTCAAGCTTACCCGTCAACATTCTAATAGTGTGTTTCATATTATGAAATTTTATTTATCACTCATTAAATAAGGTTTCCAATCTTCATTGACCTTATGCATATTACTGATGAAGAATAAGTAACTTGGAGTGAATGGCTTTTGTGACAATGTCATTCCAGCTTCATCAGGTGTTCTGTCACCCTTCGTTACGTTACATTTCATACAACATGTAACTAAGTTCGTCCAAGAGTTTGGTCCTCCCTTACTCTTTGGTAATACGTGGTCAAGAGTTAATGAATCCTTAGAACCACAGTACAAACACTTGTAACCGTCCCTTCTGTAGATATTAAATCTAGAGAGAGTTACCTTTTTGTATGGGAAGTAAACATACTTAACCAATCTAATAACGGATGGTCTGTCGTATTCCTTCCTTTCAGTTGCAATACCCTTTCCGTTAGAAGAAACGATTTCCGCCTTCCCCTTGTACACCAACCTGAATGCTCTTTTAAGAGGAGCAATCGTAAGCGGGGTGTAATCCGCGTTCAAAACTAATACCATTGGTCCTTTCATAATAAATATTTTTTAACTTTTAAAAGACCATGTTCTTATTCTCTCGTACTCGGGGAGGGACTCGAACCCTCACGGCCAAAGGCCACAGCATTTTAAGTGCTGCGTGTCTACCATTCCACCACCCAAGCATGTCTAACCCAATAATAATAAGTTATCATGTCTTTATCAAGTACCCCCGACAGGATTTGAACCTGCAAAATCTAAGGTTTGAGCTTAGCACGTATACCGTTCCGTCACGGAGGCGTTTTGGTGAGAATACTTCGTATAGTGTTTTACAGTGGGGATCGAACCCACGAAGTTTGATTTTGAGTCAAATTGATTACCATTATCGATGTAACTATACAATCCGCTTCACCTAGTACCCAGAGAGGGACTCGAACCCTCACATCTTACGACACTACCCCCTCAAAGTAGCGTGTCTACCATTCCACCATCTGGGCGAATTTTAAAGAATTTTCATTTTTCTACCTTTATCCCATCCGTTACAAAGATAGTTATTTAATTCTTCTTTTTTAATTTTTTTGTTTTCTTTTCCGTTTGTTATCCAACAAGTTCCAAATTGTGAACTTTTTTCACCAGTTCTTAATTTAGCTTTTTCACTCATTTTTTTCTTAGATTCCTCTTTATGTGTTCTACCTAACCACCTGCAGGTGTCCCCCCAAGTCAAACCTTTAAGATTTTTATAGGTTTTAACCCCTATTTTTTTTAGTTTACTTCTAAAATCTTCATCATTTTTTAATTTGTCTAAATAGGCCTTCTTACCAGCTAAAGAACATTTTATTTGATGTTCGTCACTTATAAAACCACCTTCACCACCAAGTTTAATATTCATTGATAATGAATCCTTTAATAATTCTTCATTTATTAATTCCCTTTCCCTTTCTTTTAAGGTTTCCCTGTCAGGTAGAAATTCCAAGATTTCAAACTTAAAATTTTCTTTTCCATATTTGTTTAAAGAACGTCTTAATCTTTTGCCAGATCCCATATAACCATCTTCAAGGTTATCCGTGCTGTGCATTCCGATATAATATTTCTCATTTTTAATACAAGTAGTCTTGTATATATAATGATATTTTTTCTCTTTTCTTGCCATCTTTGTACTTTAATAATAAATATCATCAAAGTACAAAAACGACCCAGGTGGAGGAGGCCAGATTCAAACTGGCTGGGCTTCGCGACTCCCTTTCAGAATGCTCTCGGATTCCACCGATACCTCGGAATCGAACCGAGACAAGGTCTTCCCCCAT